GTATCGTTTCTATAGCAGTGATAGTGATATCTAACAAACAACATATTTTGTTTATTAATATCTTCCATATACTCATTATAACTTTCAATGTGATGTTGGTTTTCAAATCTACTATCGCCTAATTTATCTATAAATTGTAAAGACATTATAAGGGTCATAACAGAAGTTGCTTCCAATGGTTCTAAAAATCCACCTGATAACCCAATACCTATACAATTCTTAACCCAACTTTGTTTAAAGTGCCCCGCATCATATTTAAATGTTTTTACTATTTCAATGGGTCTACCTAAATACGCCTCGACTTCTGCTTTAGCATCATCTACACTTATATATTTATCAGAGAATGCATATCCATTTCCATATCTCCCTCTAGTTGGTATCCTCCACATCCACCCTGCATTCATCGCTATACATTTTGTATTAGCCTGCTCTCTTAAATCAAAAGTATCGTTCATTGGTTGAAAGAACGCTATTGCAGAATTAGTTATTAATTGGTCTGCGTATGAAATCCATTCTGATTTATATTCATTTCCGATTACTAACCTTGCAAAGCCACTACAATCAAACACAAAATCTGTAGGTATAATATCACCGGTTTCTAATTTGATATTTTTTATATTACCATCGGAATCCTTATCGAATCCTGTTATAACAGAATCTATCCAATTAATACCTCTTTCTAATGCTATATTTTTAAAATACTCAGCTACCAATTTTGCATTGAAGTGATATCCATAAACCTTATTACTATTTAATTGTCCAAAATCATGTAGAAATTCACTACTTTTATCAGGAGACCAATTGATAAAATCAATTCCTTTTTTTAATACTGTATCAGTCTTTATAATAAAATCATTTTCATCGATACCCAAATCAGCAATTATGCCTGGAAAATTAGGAGTAGAGCCCTCACCTGCACCTAATATACCAATTTTAGAACTTTCTATTAAAGTGATATCATCCATTTTCCAAAACCGCTGAGCATACAATGCAGTTAACCACCCCGCAGTTCCTCCACCAACTATTACTATTTTTTTCATAACAAAGTTTTTTTGTATCCTTCTATTTTTTCTAAAGATACCCAATTTACCAAAGAATATCTAACTCCTTTTTTAACGGGTATTACTCTATGTAATATATTTGAGAAAAATACATAAAGATTTCCCAGCCCTCTTTCAAATGCATAAGTATTTCCGTTGTTGTCTTTCAATTGTAAATACCCACCTTCATATTCATCATTTAATTGAATAACTATTGAACAATACCTATCTTTATATTCATCATTATCACTATCGGTGTGCCAATTATAATGTTCACCTATTTCATATTTTGTAAATTGATAAGGGCCTATACCTGTTACATCAAATCCTTTAATATGTATATTTTCTTTCAATACCGCTTTTAGTCTTTCATCTATAATATCTATATTATCTATAAATGCAATTGATGATTTTCTAACATTAGTATCAATGGTGTCATTCATTACTTTTGCAGGTTTTAAATCTAATTCTTTTAAATATTTGTTTAAAATAAGGTTGCATTCATCTTTCGATAAAAATTCCTTAATCATAACATGTTTATTATCGTTGTTCATTATATTAAATTTTTTAATATTTTGTTTTTAGCAGCAGTGTTATAATTTATTACAAATCGATTTCCTTTAGTTGGATATTCTCCATAGTGATATAAATTACCATCAAATATCAACACTCTACCTTTCTTAGGTGATATTCTTTTCAGTAATTCGAAATCATTAGTATTAACAGAGTTGAAATTGTCTTTAATACTTTCTGCCGAGTTTCCTTTTTTATTAGTAAATAATATGGTATCACCATCTGAATCGTTTATATAGTAAATAATAACTATGTGGTTAGTACCCGTATCGATATGCATTAATTTGCTAGCATCATATGAAATATTTAAAGGTGATGTTTTATTTATCTTATGCCTTATATTCTTTACAAATTGTAGTTGTAGTTTATCAATACTTAACTTTTCTATTTTATCAACTATATTCAATATATCAGAATCAACTGTATCCCAATATATAACACTACCCGGAAATGATTCGTCTATACCACCACCAAATTCCCCAGTTATATTCTTATGTTCCAACCACTTAATGGTATCACTTAATATATGGGATTCTAATTTATTTTGTTCGACTGAATCTATTATATCATCAAATATATAATATGAATTTATCATTTATTTTCTTTTTTTAATCCATATTTTATCCACTTATACCAAGCTCTTTCATGCAAATAGTATTGGATAGGTTTGTAAATCAATTCTGCTACCCCAAATGCAGCACCTACTTTAATTGAACCACTTACCCACCACATTATACCAAACCCAATCAGCGTACTTATAATACGATATGAAATGGTTTTTGCTATATGTCTCTTCCTTTCTACTATCATATTAATCCTTTTATATTTTTATCTTTTGTAAAAGTATTACCATTAAAAATAGTATATTTTAATTCAAATGAATTTTCTTTAAAAAAAATATTATTATTGTAAGGTAGTGTTTTATAATCATCACCTGTCAATGGAATTCTAACACCTGTTATATAATTATGATTACCGCTATATTCAAAAAATGCAACTATTGTATTATTTTTACAATTTGGTTTTATATAATCCAAAAACTTAGGTATATTTTTGTCTAAATGAGTATCATGTAAAACTCCGTCAAATTTTTGGTCTAATGTAGGTAGTATCTCAATCCAATCACCAAATATTATTTTAGTATTTGGTTTATCCTTAGCCCATATTAGAGCACATTCATAAATCTCAGGATGAACTTCTATAATAGTATGAGATGTTACATTTGGATTAGATTGAACAGCATCAGCCGATAAGTGCATACCAAACCCCACCTCTAAAATATCTCCTCCGTTTTTAGTTGCTATTTCTGCTAATTTTTGCATTAGAGTTGTTTCACCTCTATGCATAATATATCCATCTCCTTTTAATTGAGATATGCGAATTTCATCGTATGATAATATTACTTTTTCAGTTCCTTTCATTATATTATACTTTTATTATTTTTATTTATTGTGTCTATGTACACTACTAACCAATATCTTTCACCGGATAAAATTGGCTCAATATTAACAATTTGAGATGGTGTTATACAAATACATTCTCCTTTTTGAAGTGATATTAAAGTATTATCAATGCTAGCCCTTCCACCCTCAAAGGAATCATTTAGTAGTGATACAATTACATAAGAGTTTTGATGTTTGTGAGGTGTATATTTTTTAGTATTATCTGCTATTTGTATTATACTCTTAACAGAACTTATATTATTGATAATACCATTTACAACATCACTTATTTGCTCACCTTCATATGTGTTATTATCAATTATAAATTGTAAAGAATTGGTAGGATGCAGTTCTTCTATATCAGGATTTTCTGCTCTACATATTTCATATGAATAGCATTTAGTCTTATCTACGATAGAAATTAATCTGTCGCAAAATTCACTATCAAATTTATATACTAGATTCATTAAAAAATGCTATTAGTTTGTTGTTTACTACTTTTGATATAATTAAATGCTAATGATATCCTTTCTTCGTTTGTATTATTTGTTTCAACTCTATGAATCATTGATGGAGAAAATAAAAGTAAATCTCCATTAACAGGGTGTATGGAACTATCACTACCATCTTTATTTGTAAAAATAATATTACCACTATCACCTTCAGGAACATTTAGATAAAAAACTCCAGATAAGATAGATTGTTTTTTACTATTAGGTTTACTCCCCATATGATGATGCTTTTCATTATATGAACCCCTACCATTTATGTTAATCCAGTAATATCCTAATTCAACTTCTACCAACCCGATTATTTGTTTACAATTTGTATTAACAATGTTTGATATTTGATTAAACAATGGAATCACAATATCATCCGAATTATATATTTCGTTTGATTGGAATCCATTTACACTTGATTTTCTACCAATCTCTCCAAATTCAGGTTTTTTTAATGAAAACGCATATTGAATTAGCTTATCAAACTCGACACTTTGTATATTATATTTTAATACAGAATTCACTATCCTTTGGTTTCATCATAAGTAATAGTACCATCCGGCTTCATATGACCTGTACGAATAGCAGTTCCACTAATAACAGCTACATCCGTTGGTGGCTCGTGATAGATTACATCGTACCCTACACCTCTACCATAATTTACTGATTCAATATCAGGAATAATAGATAACAAAATCTTATCGAAATTGTTTGTAAAGAATGGTTCGTTTGATAATTCTTTTAAGATTTGCTGAGCAGTTTTAGGATTGTTTTCATCTTGCTCTACATCTCTGATTGCTACCCAAACATTTTTACCTTTATCTAGTTGTTGGCTTATTAACCATTCATGCCCTTTGTGCCAATTTTGCCATCTTCCAATATACAATGCGTATTTTTTCATAAATCTAATTTTACTAATAATTTTCTATATGTTTGAAATTCATTATCTTCTGTTGTATCACAATCAATAAAGTTTTCAATAGGTGGTTGATAATTTTCTACAAAGAATTGCTCTCTTCCTCTTTCTTCGGTTGTATGAACATATATTTCTTTAATGTTATCATCTCCTATTAATTTTTTAAATGAATCTCTTTGGTCTTTATAAGGAGAAACTAATGATACCAATGCAACTCCTCCTTTGTTGTGAATGAAGTGAGCAAGATGTTGTGCTAATTCTACATTCTTTCTACGACCTGCTTCTGAATAATCTTTGTTGTTAAATATTTCTCTTATATCATCACCATCCACTATCATAGGTTTAAGAGGATGAAGATGGGTGTATAACATTTTTACTAAGGTTGTTTTACCTGCTCCTGGTTGTCCGGTTAGCCAATAAATCATGTGTATATGTATTTTATTATTATGTCACTTTGGGTTAATTGTAATCTATTATATGATACGATATTATTTATGTACTCTTTTAGGTAAGTAACCTGAACTTCATTGTGCCAACTAATATCTTTATTCAATATAAATTCTAAATGATTCATAAACTCCTCTCCTTCTCCAAAAAAATAAAT